GTCAACCACTAGATTGGGTAGAAGAAACTAAACCATTTGGTGTAATCAGAGAAGGAATTAGTCAAGTGAGACTAAGAAAAAATGGAACAGATCCAAGTGATAAATCCAATGATATTGTTGGTAAATTAAGTATTAATCCAACTAATCCAAATGCATTAAATGTTGATATTGATCTCACAACATTACCAGCAAATACAGTTGTTGCTGTAAATGCAGTAATTGATCCTACTAAAAATTATCCAGGTGATGGCACAGTGCCTGCACCAATGGCAGGACAAAGATATCTATTACTAAATGCCTTGCCAATTAATTCTTATTGGGGTGGACTATCCGCTGATAGATATGATATTATTCAATATGATGGAACAAATTGGAGTTTAACATTTGATAGCTCGTCAATAAATACCACTGAATATGTTACTAATGTCGCAACCAACGACCAATTAGAATGGAATGGTAGCGAATGGTTAAATAGTAACGAAGGCGTTTATAACGCAGGGTATTGGCGATTGTATCTATGATTGAAGCAAGTGGCTGTATATTTTTAAGCCTACACACTGGAAAAATTTTATTACAACAAAGAGGAAGCAAAGTAAAGCATCCAAACACATGGGGATTCTTTGGAGGTAAAAGTGAAGGTAATGAAAGACCTAGTGAAACTCTTTACAGAGAGATTTACGAAGAGTTAGGAACATTACCAAATATACTTAAAGTAATTCCTCTAAACAAATTTACATCTCCTAATAAAAAATTTGAATATCATAGTTTTGTATGTGTTGTTCCAAAAGAATTTATTCCAATTCTAAATGAAGAAAGTAATGGATATGCATGGGTTAAGATAGGACACTATCCTAGTCCATTACACCCAGGTGCAAACATTCAATTAAGAGATAATGAATTCAATAAAAAAGTTAAACTAATATACAAAACACATAAAGTAGTAGCTTAGTTATCTGTAATACGTTTTTTCATACTTGCAACAAATTGCTCACGTAACCATTCAAAATCATTAATTTTGTTAAGTGCTTCAACATCGCCCTTGTTTGCTTCACCGTATGCTTTACCTTCTAACGCACCTTTAATACAATAACGTCCAAAACGCTCACCATTGTCTACTGTAGTCCATGTTTCAAGTCTAGCATCTGTTTCTGCTTGTTTTTGATTTGGATTAACACTAGAAGCAAGTTTTACACATTCACGGAATGCACTACGCCATGTTCTATATGGATCTCTGTTAAATCTTGTAATATTTGATACATCACTAACTGGCTGATAAAATGATACACCAGTTGTAAAGTCAGGAAGTTGATGGCCCATATCTAACAATTGTTGTCTTGGAAATAATTTTACTGCACCATAGCCATATTCAAGTCCATTAATAGGATTACGTGCGCTCCATACATATGTAGTATTTTTACGTTTACTCATAGGTGGAAGATAATTGAAATAAAAATCATCTACAATATCAGCATCTGCATCAACAATATATACCATTTCTGTTTCGGATTGTCTAGCACATTCTTTGTGTGCGTTTGCAATACCTTCTACATTTTTTACATGTTTTGCATCAGGAAACTTTTTCTTTAGTTTTATAAAATTTGCATCTGCTTCTGCTTCATGATAACTTATCATAAACACATCAAAATCAGTTTTTTGATAAGAAGCAATAATTCTATTTTCGTAACTACCCAAGTATAAACTACCTGTTGGAACTAGATATATATCTCCATGTAATAATGTTGATTTTGTTCTTTTTGTTACTGTTGGAAATTTATGAATGTAATGTCTTCCATCACCGCTTGGTCTATAATGCCAAGGAAAATCTTGTCTAATATTTGCACTCTCATTTACAATCCAAACCATATCACTTTCATCTTTATGTTCGTTTGCTAAAGTTAGTAGTGTATCATCACGTGTTGCTCTTTTATCAACTCTAATTATAGGATACGAATTAAAAATATATTTTTTTAGTCTGTCCCAAGGTGTAACAACACTTTGTCCTTGGAATTCTTTCATGTTAATCATTGCAATCATCCTTTATTGTAAATGCACGTGTGCCTACGTGTGCAATCTTATCACTTAATGCGTGATCTACAAATACTGTATAACCATATTTATGTGCTTTGTTACAGAAGTAAATATCTTCTCCAACAAGACTAGTATAATTTTCGTCATATTCGATTTTATAATGCGGCCTTGATAAGTTTTCATATACTTTTCTATTTACTAACATCATGCCGCTGCCTACAGCCCATACTTCTTCTAAACCAGTTCCTATAAAACATCTACTATCTAGATCATTTGGATTTGTAAAAGCTACTGGTCTATAAGGAGGAACTCTTGTTGAATAATTTCCTGCTACAATATCTTTTTTATGACTTAACAACATATTCAAAGTATCTACAGGAAACTTCATATCTGAATCAATCCACATTATATGTGAACAATTTGTTTCTAATGCTTGATCAACAAGTTGTTGTCGTTGCATTGCTACTTCGCTTCCCATGTTAAAATGCAGGGTAGTAGATAAGCCAGTCTCGCCACACTTTTTCATAAGCATAGCGAGGCTATGTGCAAAGACCGCTGTAACTGTATCGCGCACAGGAACGCAAATTGCTACATTTGCGGATTTGTCAGTCTTATAATAATGATTAGGTATACTTACCATTATTATTTAATTTTATGCTAATTCTGATTCTAGTTCTGCTTCGATTTCTTGGACACTAGTGTTAAGTGATTTTGCAAGAGCAGTTGCAGATTTTACTGTTGCTGCAAATGCTTCATCTGACATTGATGCCATATAAGACATGTGTTCTGGTTGAACTTTACCAATTGTTAAGATATCAATAGCCGCTAGTTTTGCTAAACGATTTACCCAGTATTCTTCTTCGCTTGCTTCTACGTTAGAAATAAGTGAATCCATTGATCCATTTTCAGATTCAAAATCTGCTGCTACTGCTTCTAAAACAGCCAAGTCTGGGTGACTTGATGCACGTGCCGACATCAGCTCTGATTGTAGTGCCATTGCCTTACGTGCAATTGACGGATGTGCTCCTAGCACAAACGTTTCAATTTCATATTTTGTTCTAATACTCATAGGTTTCTCCTGTGATTGTGAGTTTACTGTAATAGTATTTAGTTTGTATTTTATAGGGAAAATAAATCACTGTCAAGTTTTTTATTGACAGTGATTTATGTGAGATTAAATTGTGTTTACGCCGTCCGGTGCTGGGTAAACTGCTCCTGGTCCTTCGTCGTCTGTTGGTGCTACGCCTGATGCTGTCCCCCACTTGTTAGGGTTTTGCCATCCGCCAAAAGTTGCAGACAGTGCAATGTTTGTAGTCACTGCTGGTACGATGAAGTTACCTAGTGTCGACATTGAGATAGTTCCACTTAGACCAAAATAGTTACGAACTGTTCCCATTGACAGTGTCGAACCTGTTCCTGGTAATGCTGCCATTATTAAACTCCTTGTTGATATTAACGTTAATAAAAATAGGATAAACCTACTTGCAATTATTTATCTAAGCCTTTAAAAAACTTATGTT